GTTGGTGCTGCTAGAACTTTTATTCCACAAGAATTTTATGATCAATTAGACAAATATAAAATTTCTGTTGGTGGAGTAGATATTTTAAAAGGCGGATCTGTAGTCGATGAATTAGCATTTACTGCTGGACAAGCAGTATTTCAACCAAGAAGCACTCTTTTACGACCAGGTTTATCTGGAAGAATTATTGGTGGAGCTGCTGGTTTTGATGTTGGGGAACAAATAGGAACTGCGATTGCAGATCAACTCGGAATAGAAAACGAACTAGGAAGAGGTGCTGTAGAATTTGTTTCTGGAATAGTTGGTGGTGGTGTTGGTGAAAAAGCAGGAGAAGTAACACAAAATGTTGTTACTGGTCTTGGCAAAAAGGCACTTGAAAAAGCAGCTCAAAATCAAACACTAAGATCTGCTGGTAATGCAATTAAGATTGATGCCCTAAGAACAGGTAAAGCAATAAAAGGTGGTGCTAATCTTTTTGGCTCATCTGTAAAATCTAAGATTGGAACTTCTGGTTCTCTTATAAAAACAGGGCTTCAAAAAGCAACAAAACCCGTTCTTGATGTTGGTAAGAGCGCAATCAAATCTGCAATTGATAAGAGTCCCTCTTTAGCTAAATTTGGAAAAGAAGTTAAATATGGGGCCAAGCTCGCTAAATTCTCTGATGCCAAGATTGATAGAGCCGCTTCAAGACTACTAACAAAAGATCTTACAAAAGCATCTCAAATAAAAGCAACTCAAACTGCTGCAAAAACAGGAAAACTTGGTGGCAAATTACTAGGTGCTGTCGGAACAGCATTTACTGCATATGATGAATTCTCAAAGGGTACAAAATACCAGGGAACAGGAACAGAAGCATTGAATGTCGCCACAACTGTTGGTGCTGGTCTTGCAGTTCCTGCTGCAATATCTGCGGCTGGAACTCTAGCTTCAGGTGCTGGTTTGGCAGCAGCTGGAACAGCTGCTGGAGCAGCCTTAGCAACAGCTGCTCCACTTGCCGTAGCAGCTGGTGGATTGGCTGCTGGTGCTGCTGCGGGAAGATATTTACAAACCGATCTTGATGATTATGAATCAACACAGAGATCTTTGAGAATTCAAAGAGATCTTTTACAAAATGCTTCTAGTGAAACTGAAAAAGAAAAAATAAGAGCAAAGATAGACGAACTTGAAAAGCAGTCAGAAGAAGATAAACCAGGAATAGTTTCAAGAGCATATGATGCAACTTATGGAAATGTTGCTAGGGGAGTCGTTTCTGGAATCAATTCGACATCAGAATTGCTCTTTGGAAAAGAAACTCCAGAATCAATGAGACAAAAATCACTTGAAGCTAGAGAAAAGCAACTTGGTCCTGGTGCTAAAACAGTACAGCAACTCGACTATGAAGCTCAAATAGAAGCCAAGAAGAAAATGGCTGCAAGATCCAAGGAACAAGTAGCAGCGGATATCGAACGAGAAAAGAAGAAAGAAGAAATTGAAGCTAGAAATGCTGAACTAGATACTCTTCGTCAAGCTGCTGAACAGGGATACGAATTGGACGATGAAACTGCCAAGAGATTTGGATATTCTACTGGAAGGGAATTAAGCGATTTCCTTTCAACCAAGAAAGAAACTCCAGAATCCAAAGCAAGAGATGAGGAAGAAGAAAGAAAAAGAAAAGCTAATTTAGCTTGATTCTAGATTACTTAATTCTTTGTAATTATACTTGCAAATATAGAAAGCATCAACTACGTCTGATATTGGACTTTTGATTTCTCTTTCAATAGAATCAAAATAAATTCTCAGATCGGTTCCTGTTTCTTTTACAAAAGCTTCAAACATTTCTTGCTTATTTGCATTACCTTTTCCTGTTGCAAATTTTTTAACTCTTGATGGTTGAACGACATCAAGTGGTATTGAATTTTGCCAAAGTTTGTATTTTAATATTCCAGTATTTTCTGCTATATGAAATACTCTTCCTTTTGCTGCATAAGCATAGTCTTCAAGCGCAACAAGATTAGATCCTATTAACAAATCCAATGCCCAATCTGATATGCTATCATATCTACCACATTCAGCATTATAATCTGGAAATAATTCTCCACGAATATTATTATTGAACATTGTTGCATTCTTTTTAACATCAGTTAAAAAATAAAAAGAACAGTTCTTATAAGAAAAATCCCCATGCAAATGCCCATTAAAGATGCAAATGCATGGGGAAGTTAAAGAGTAATCAATTCCAGCTAATATCACATATTATTTAGTCAGATCCACAATCTCGCAAGCTCCTGCGGTGCAACTAAAAGTCTGGGTTCCTGTAGTGTTATCTTCCTTTTCATAGTTGGATAGTTCTGACCAATCAACATCAGCAGGAAGTTTAGCCAATAGTGCTTCATACTGCTCCTTGGTGCAGTCTTCGTATGGAGCCTGACGGTAAGTGTGATCTGAGTGCGGAAGGAATGAAATACCGCTGATCTCATCAAAGTGAGCATAGACCCATGCCCCTACTTCCATCCATTCCTCATCACGAACAGTTACAGTGATGCTTGGCTTGTGTTCGCACCAGTATTGCTGGTAGGTCAACCAAAGCTCCAGTTGTTCGATTGCGGTCATGTCGTTACGAGTTACGCAATGATCTGGAGACTTCATGGGGAATGAGAAAACCATTGTGTGGTTTGGCTTCATTACGCATGGCTCGGCAACGAATCCCTTGTCGATCATGAACTGGCAGATTGGGTCCTTACGGTCTGCACGAACACGACGAATGTAATAGCTGGCATGACGAGCATGAATACCCGAAGCAGCATCAACCAACTGACTGACCGTTCCGCTTGGCTTTACGCAAGTGATGGCAGCAGATTCATTGATCTTTAACTTATGTGCATATTCCTTGTTCGTTTCAACTGCGACATGACGAAGATGATCAAGAATATCCTTAAGATCTACACCACCAGCACGACCATTGGTGATTTCATTATCCATGATACCAGTCAAGGATACTCCAAGCAGACGCTCTTCTTCGCAATTCTTCTTCCAATCGCTTGAAAGATAACGGAAGTTGGTAAGAGTAGACTGGAATGTACCCAGGATGGTCGCAAGACGAACCTTACGAGCAAGTGTATCTGGAGTATCGTCTGCACGAATCACGACTTCAGATAGGTTGCAGAATTCGCGGTCGCGTAAAATGATCTCTGAGCAAGGATTGGTCCCAAAATCAAAATCTGCATCACGACGATCTCCAAGACGCTTGATCTGGTTCTTTGCAGCCTTACGGTTGAAGATACCACGCTCTCCGCTCTTGCTCTTGTAGAGCGAAACCCATTCGTCCATGAAGGTAGCCATGTCTGGCTTTTCCTTGTAGCAGGCTGAGTTGTTTGCTAGTGCGCGTTGGGCATTGTTTTCCCACCATGCACCACTCTTTGCCATACGCATACGATCATCGTCAAGTGACGAGAGTGAGATAAGAGCAGAGCGACGAACTCCACCAACAACTACGATCTCAGCAATTTTGCATACGATATCATGGCATTCGACCGTAGTGAGCTTTCTACCCGCTGCCTTGCGGAAGGTTTCAATGGTAAATCTGAAAAGGTCTTCCAAAGGTTCAGGTCCCGATGCTCGTCCACCGAAGGTTTTAAGTCTCGATCCAGCAGGACGAACTTTTGAAATGTCCCATTGCGGAATCTGACCACCAATGAGTAGTGAGAATAGCTCTCGGTAGGCTTTAGCCCAACCGATCTTAGAATCTTCGACCACGATAATAGTATCGCTATTTGTAAATTCTTCAGCAATAGTAGGAAGCTTTTCAACGAATTCCCTTTCGACAGAAAAACCGACACCCGTTCCGCACATTAAGATGTATAAAATCTCGTCAAACGAGCGAACCTTGCTCGTTGAAACATAGGAGCAGTTATACCCTGCTACATGGTCGCGTTCTAGTGCCTCACCTGCGGTCATGAGGCAACGCATCGATGGCATCACTTCCAAATTCAATACCGCTGTTTCAAGTTCCTTACGAAGATCCTTTGAAAGCTTGTAGTTGCAGGATTCCTTGAGGTGAACTTCAAAGAAATCAAAATAGCGTTTTACAGTCTCTCCCCACGATTCACGACGATTTTCATCTTCGATCCAACGAGCGTAGCGGGAGGAATGAATAAAACTTTGGTATGGGGTTGGTAGTGGCATTAACATATTTCCTTTTTTAGTTGTGGCATTCTAGCCGTGTTGGGTATTTAGTCAAGGTTTACTTCGTCAGTTCCTGCCAAGAGACAGGAAAACAGGGCTGAATTAGCTGCCCAATAGCCGAAGCGTATTCCCGGACTTCCCATTGTGCATGGGGGTCGATTCTTTGCTTAAAAACGCGCGCATAAGCGGCCAGAGAACCCGTCCAGTACCATTCGGTGTATGTACCCTGGGGTAGGGCGAACCGGGCCTGTTCCGGGGCTACGCCAGCCTCTAGGAGCCAGTTGTAGGTCTTTAGGGCATCGCTAGCCACCCCGAAGTACATGGCCTCAGCAGCCGCTATAGTGTCTTCGCTGGTAATGAAGTCTTCTGACCCCTGCTTTGCCCCATTTGTGGGCTTAGACCGCCACTTTGGAATGTAAATTTCGGGTTCTTCGGTTACATAACGACGAGAAATTTCATTCTCAACAAACCCCACTTTGTGCTTAAAAAGCTGGGTTCGAATCGAAATTGGGGCCTTGATGTGAAGCATGATCTGGGGATGGGCAAAGGGAGTCCAGTGCTTGTGTTGGGCAAGGTACTTAATTAGCTTCTTATCCTTTTCTGAAAGAATATTGGCAGGAACATGGCTATCTGGGTGTTCCCATTCGCTTTCCTTGTGAAACGAAACTCTGGCCGAATTAACAACCGTCAGATCGCTTCCCATACATTCAATCATACGAACAAAACCATTGTCTAGAACATTTACTTTTTCCATTGCATATACCTCAATTTTGCTTCTAATCCTGAATAGGTGTTCTTGCTGATCATATCCATCGGATCACCAACCGCAAGAACATAGTCGTTAATATCCTTGACCTTAACATCAGGCCAAATAAGAATCTTATGACCCTTCTCCATAACCGTTTCCATGAAGCTGCAAATCTGCTTGTTGCGCTTTTCATTATCGAAAACATAAACCACCTCGCTGTTTGCAATCTTCTCTGGAAGCTTCATATCTCCCGCAGCACCAACCATCGCAACTGCATTAGGCAGGAAGATGCTGTCGATTGGGCCTTCTGTGATATAGATTCTTTCTTGTGGATTTACTCTCCATAATCCATACCATAGTTTCTCCACAGAATCCTTCTTGAGAGTAATATATCGGACCTTGGAATCTCTCTCAAGCGAACGGCCTTGGAGTCCGATGAGTTCCTTGTTTTCGTCGTAGAAGGGAATGACGAGTCTTGGTTCTTCTGGTAGCGAGTATTCGCTGCTGAATTCCTTCGCGGTCTTTCCAAAGTCTTCGGTGTAATAAAAATAGCAGAGCGATTCATCAGGGATGTTTCTCTTGCCCAGATATTGCACGACTGAATGTTCAGCATCAAGGTCACAAACATTGACGCAATGCGGCGGAACTTCGAATGTAGTAATCTTCCTAGAGGGCTTGAATAGCTCCTCTGCCTTTGGCTTCTTATAGTTTGATCTTCCGTTTTCTCCATTTGCAAATCTCCTAAATGCATATTCTTTTGCGATGTCTGGATTGATGGCTTCTAGGAAGACATAAAGATTCGTTCCATAACCACAGTTATGGCAGCGGTAAAAGAAGTCATTGCCCTTCTGGTAGAAATACCCACGGGCAAGATTCTTTCGCTTCTTTGAATCTCCACAAAAAGGACAACGGCAGTTTGCCAGATTGTCCTTCTTCCACTTGAACTTTCCCAGATTGCTTGAAACGATATTGATATAGGTCTTATCGATGTATGCGCTCATTCAATCTTCCAATCGTTTACCTTGACCAGATTGGGAATCTGGCGAGGGCTATATCCATTACCATATCCATGAGGATCGTTCTGGTTTGAATCGGAGATTCCGTCTTGATCGTCGCGCTTGACATCAAAGAGTTTCATCTTGGACCTATCAATACCAACCACGAACTTCTTGTTCACGGTAGCACTATTGTAGCGGTTCTTCAACTGCTTTACCAGAATTTGCCCAAGATTCTCAAGATCGTCTGTACTGATCAAAGCACAGAAGAAGTCTGCTGTGGCAGGAAGACCGAACGACTCTGAGGTATCTTCAAGACCGAAATCACTGTTGGCAAATCCTGAACGGTTTACCTGAGTGGCAGAGAAGATCGGTACATTATACTCTACGGCCAAACCGCGCAGTTCTTCGGCCACAGACTTGATGTAATAGTAACTATTGGTGTTAGCGTTCTGCTTGATCCTGGCAGAAGCACAGATGTTGATATAGTCAACGAAGATGACATCTGGAATGAAACGCTTCTTGATCTTGAGTTCATCCAGAAGGTGCTTAAAGTTTGCAACTGATGCACTTGCTGTGGGGTATTCCTTGACAATCAACTTGCCATGAATCTTGCTCTTGAGAGCTTCAATCTTCTT